ACCCTGCGGCGCGACCTTATCCGGCCCCTGTGCATCTTCAACTTCGGGGAGGATAAACGCATCCCGCACATCCGGTTTGACTGCGAGGAATCGGAAGACCTCACGCAAACGGCGGAGATCATCGGCACCCTTATCGAAAAGACCGGCCTGCGTGTACCGACCAGCTACCTATACAAAAAGTTCAGCATCCCGGAGCCGGAGGCCGACGAGGAAATCGCCACGCCAAGGTTTGCGGGCGGCGCTGGCCTCTTGCCCGGGGGGCAGCCCACCACCGCCCTCTCCCTCAAAGCCGGGGCAGATAGCGGGCATGGCACCCAGCAGCGCATCGACCAGATCGCGGATGCCGCCCTTGCCGCCAGCAAGGGAAACTTCAGCCGGATATTCGACCCGGTTCTCAAATTGGTTGACCATGCCGGGAGCCTGGAGGAATTGAAACGGCAGCTGGAAGACGATGCCCTTGTCGAAAAGCTGCTGGGCGAGATGGATGCCGGGAAGATGGAGGAGCTGCTGCAGCGGGCGATGTTCCTGGCCGACCTGGAGGGGAGGTCAATCGAGCATGGACGACATTGAGAGCATCATCACCAGAAATGCGGATTTTACCTTTGAGGATGCCGTGCGCTACTTTGGGGAGCGCGTCCCGGTCACAGCGGCACAGTTTTACAAAATCGCAGAGGAATACCGGGGGCTGGCCTTCACCGTTTCGGGATACACCAGCGTCCAGGTGCTGAAGAAATTCTACGACGAGCTGCTGCGGGCCATAGAGGACGGGGAAACGATGGAGGGGTTTCGGGAACGGATGAACAGTTTCCTGGAGGAGAAAGGGTATGAAGGCATCACCCCTTTCCAGGCGGACAACATCTTCCGCACCAATACCCAGACCGCTTTCCAGGTCGGCCACTATGAACAGATGACCGACCCCGGCGTCTTAAAGCTCCGCCCCTACTGGCAGTATGACGCTGTCAATGACAGCCACACCCGGCCCTCCCACCTGGCGATGGACGGGCGCGTATTCCGGGCAGACTCCCCCGTCTGGGATACCTGGTATCCGCCCAACGGGTTCCGCTGCCGCTGCACCGTCCGGTCACTTTCAAAGCGTCAGGTGGAGCAGATGGGGCTGACCGTGGAGGAGAAAGCCCCCGACCGTGCGGAGCTTGCAGACGGGCGGTTCACCTCAGTCGTCCCCGATCTCAATTTTGGCACCAATCCGGCAAAGGTTCGCTACACGCCCGACCTCACAGGCTACCCGGAACCGCTGGCGAATGCCTACCGGAAGCGGGAAAATGCGGGGAGGCCACCAGAGCCGCAGAAAGGCCCATAGAAGCGTTTTTGCGGCGTAGAGGGGTAAACGGGTGCAGCAGCAAATAAAAAGCCGTTATCCCGCGTTATAACGCGCACTAACGCTATCGTGGAGCGCAGGAAGGAGGAACAGGAACAAGTGAGGGATATTTTTATCTTAAAGGGCGGGAATGTAGAGATCAATGGAGTGCCGGAAACGATCTCGGTTTTGCCGATTGGCCATGTTATCAGCTCCAAGGGCGAGTTCGATGTGGACGAGGAGAGCTTCCGGGCGATGAAAGCTCAGATTGCCCAGCGCGGCGTTGACCTGGTAGTGGATTACGAACACCAGACCCTCAAAGGGGTCGAGGCCCCCGCCGCAGGATGGGTCAAAGAGCTGAAGCTGGAGGATGGCTGCATCAAGGCGGTGGTCGAGTGGACGACTCGGGGCGCGGAATATCTAAAAAACCGGGAGTACCGCTACCTCTCCCCTGTGGTTAGTGTCCGCAAGGCAGACGGTAAGGCCACCGGCCTGCATTCCCTGGCCCTTACCAACACACCCGCGATTGAGGGGATGACTCCCCTTGTCAATTCGGAAAATTTTGAAGGAGGACAAAGCAATATGGACATCTTGAAGAAACTGGCAGGGCTGTTCGGGCTGGGCGAGGACGCCACCGAGGAACAGATCATGGAGGCCCTCTCCGCGTGCATCGCTGAGAACAAGAGCCTCAAGGAAGGGCAGAAACTGCCCACCGCCGACGAGAACACGGTCGCAAACAAAGCGGTCTGTGAGCTGCTGGGCCTTAAAGCTGGAGCGCCCGCCGCCGATGTAACGGCCAAGATCATGGAGCTGAAGACCGGTACCATTGACGGGGTCAACTTGGCTGAAGAGCTGAAGGCGCTGAAAGCCCAGAATGCCCAGCGCGATGCGGATGCCGCTGTGGAGATGGCCCTTAAAGCTGGGAAGATCACCCCGGCGCAAAAAGGGTGGGCCACCAGCTATGCGCTGAGTGACCCCAAGGGTTTTGCAGATTTCGCAGAAAAGGCCCCCCAGGTCGTGCCGATGGGCGCGGTCGGGTTCGAGGACATCAAGCAAGGGAACGGCACCATTGACGCGGCCACCATGATGGCCTGCAAGCAGCTGGGCGTCGATCCCGAAACAGCCAAAAAATACATGAAGGAGGACTAACACTATGGCAGCACTTACTATGGCCCGGGACACCGCAGAGATCGCCCAGGGCGCGAAATATCTTTCCCTGCCTGTCAAGGGCAAGACCACCATCTACCAGGGGAGCCTGGTGGTGCTGGATGCAGAAGGCTATGCGATCCCCGGCAAGAAGGCGGCAGGGCTGACCGCAGCAGGCCGGGCGGAGGAAACCGTGGCGAATGCCGGAGACGATGGCGCAGTGAGCATCCGGGTCGCCCGGGGTGTGTTTGTCTTTAACAATACCGCAACTGCGGCGAACAAGGTCAGCGGCAAGCACCTTTTGGGGTTTTGCTATATTGAAGATGACCAGACGGTCACTGCACTGGCTACAGGAGCCTCCGCCGCCGGGCTGGTGGTTCGTGTGGATGAGGGCGGCGTAGCGGTCGAAATGGGCCATACCGCTGCCACCAGCGCCAAAAGCGAATAAAGAAGGAGGACAACAACCATGATTATCAATTCCCAAAATCTGAGGGGCATTTATGTGGCCTTTAACACCCTGTTTGCCCAGGCATTCGAGGGCCAGAAACCTACCTACGAGAAGATCGCCACCGTCGTCCCTTCCACTACCGAGAGCGAGACCTACGCCTGGCTGGGCGACATCCCCGGGATGCGCGAGTGGATCGGCGACCGCGAAATCCAGAATATCAGCGGCTCCGACTATACCATCAAGAACAAGGACTTCGAGCTGACGGTGGGCGTTGACCGCAACGCGGTGGAGGATGACAAGATCGGCCTGTACCGCCCCTCTATCCAAATGCTGGGTGAGGCTGCAGCTATGCACCCGGACGAGCTGGTCTACGCACTTCTGAGCGATGGCTTTTCCGCCCTGTGCTACGATGGCAAGGCTTTCTTTGCCGCTGATCATGCGGTCGGGGACAAAAGCGTCAGCAACAAGCTCACCGCTGCACTGAGCAGCGAGGCATACAAAACGGCCCGGGCCATGATGATGGGCTATAAAAACAGCAAGGGGCGCTCCCTGGGCTTGGTTCCCGACCTTCTGGTGGTTCCCCCGGCGCTGGAGGCGGCGGCGCGGGACATCCTGGTGGCCGATTTTGTGAACGGCACCAAGAACACCATGCAGGGCACCGCCGAGATCCATGTGGAACCTCGTCTGAAAAGCGACACCGCCTGGTTCCTGCTCTGCACCAAACGGCCCATCAGGCCGCTGATCTACCAACAGCGCAAGAAGGCCAAATTCGTTTCCAAGACAGCGGAGACCGATGACAATGTTTTCCTCTCCAAAAAGTTCCTTTATGGTGCGGACTCCCGCGGAAATGCAGGCTTTGGTTTCTGGCAGATGGCGGTCGGCTCGGACGGTAGCGACTCCGCCGCATCGTAAAAAACCAGAACGGAAAGGAGGGTACGGCATGAGTTACAGCACAAGGGATGAAGTCCGGGAGATGATCAAGGACGATGCGCTGAATGCCCTCATTGGGGACAACTTTATTGAGAATATCGATGAGCGCGAAGCGTTCATGGCCCCGCTCATCGACGCCGCAATCGGGGACGCAGATGCAGAGATCGACGGCTATCTGGCGAAAAGGTATGCCGTCCCTCTCGCTCCGGCCCCAAAGGTCATCAATAAATTTTCAAAGGACATCGCAGTCTACAATCTGTTCTCCCGCATCGGCATCGACGAAAGCACTGAGCAAAAGACCTACCTAAACCGCTACAATGCGGCGATCAAGTTCCTGACGCTGGTGGCGGAGGGCAAAGTCTCTCTGGGCGTCGATGCCGAAGACCCGGCAACGGCAGCGGCCACAGGTTTTTCGGTGAAGTCGAACACCCGCCTGTTCAGCCGGGACAGCATGAGGGGGATGTAATGGGGTACAGTATCCGGCTTGAGGGCGATGTCCGGCGTCTTATGGCAAGGATGAAGCAGTTTTCCGAGCTTGACAAGCGCCAGGTAACGGCGTCGATGGCGGAGGCTATGCGGACATCCACCCTTGACCGGTTTCGGAACGAAAAGGCCCCGGACGGGCAGCGATGGAAGCGCTCCATCCGGGCATCGACGGAGGGCGGCAAGACGCTGACCAACACGGCCAGGATGAAAAACTCTATCCATTCGCAGTCGGACGCCTCCGGCTTTGCGGTCGGCACGAACACCATCTACGCATCGACCCACCAGCTGGGCGAGCCGGGCCGGAAGATCACCATCCGGGCCAAGACCTCGAAAGGTCTGGTGTTCCGCATCGATGGCAAGTGGATACGCAAGCGCCAGGTCACGGTCAAGGTGAAAATCCCCGCCCGTCCCTTTTTGGGGCTGTCGGAGGACGATATGCAGGAGATCAAGGCAACGCTGGAAGACGCGCTGGGAGAGGAGTAACGGATGTTTGCAGAATGCCAGCAATTCTTAAAGGAGGCGCTGAAGGAGGCAGGCATCCGGACGCTGCCTATCACTACCATGAAACAGCTGAAGCTGTGTGCCGATAGTCACATCGGAGCGATTCTCTTTGAGGAGGAGACCCTTACCCGAAGCGGCTCAAAACGCATTTACAGGAACGAGAGGGGCGATCAGCAAAAGAGGCGAAAGGTCTTTGACCGGAGCATGACCTTCGATGTGATCATCGGCGAATATACAGCGGAAAAGGCCGAGGAAATCTACGAACGGTTTCTAAGAACGGTGGAGCGCGGCCTGTATATCGACGGCAATTTCACCGGGGCCGAGATCGAGGGGGCCGACTGGGTCGAGAAGGAGGAC